TTCTTGTAAGATTGCACCTAGCTTTAAAGGGTCTACCTTGGCCGGTATTACGATGTCTTGCTGCCTAGCCTTGAGTAGCTGTGCTGCTATTTCTTCTTCGAGGCGGTCATCCTCAAGCTTTTTACGCCGCTTGCGGTAAACATCCAGTATGTCACTTGTGTCAGGCGTTGTTACGGTACCGCCATACTGCTTCGGATTGAGAAGCAATAAAAGGCTCATAATTACACACTAGGATAGAAGATATTCCAGCGGATCGAACAGCTAGTGGCGGTGCCAAAGCTTCCTGCAGTGCCGGTTGCATAACATTGAAAATTGTCTGCCCCAGCTTGATTGTTCGCTATGACATACTGCTGAGAAGAACCGTTAAACACTTGCACGATTGTTAACCACAATGCACTTGGTGAACTATTCACTGGCAGGGAGACTTTTATGCTGGATACTGAAGTAGTGTTGAAATTAGCTACTCCACTGTAAAGCATATTTTTTCCTTGTTTTTTGTATTGCGAACGCAAAATAACAAGGCTTGAGACCGTTCCGGCAACTGGTGTCAAAGTAGGCGTATTGTCTTGCCAGCCACCTGGGTCATTTATAATAACAAAGTTGGTGCCGTCGTACATTACCTCTACAACTGCCCCTGCAACCCATGAACCTAAAGTCGGATTGGTTGCGTCCTCATTGTTAACAAGGTTTTTTGCACCTAATCCGTTTACATTTAAGGTATGTGCAGTAGCGGTCGATCCTGTTGAACCTAACCCTGAACCAACTTTATATCTGTATTTTTGACCTGCTGCATAAGCGCCTGGACCAGGAGTACAGGTTATAGTTTGCGCAGTAGCAGTGCCGCCGGATGTTCCTCCATAAAACTGCTGCTCTGCTAACGGAACTTGGCTGAATACTGGCATTAGCTAATCTCCGTAACTCGCATTGAGCCCGTAGGCGAGGTATCCCAGATTGCATCAATGGCACCCGTATATACTGGCACAGGCAGCTCAAGTGTTTGACCTGGTGCGAGCTTATACGAAAAGCTAGTTGTAGAAGCAGTTGCTCCTAATTTTACATAAGCATTTTTATCTGCGTCATTTACCATGATTGCCATGCGCCGGTTAGCGTTACTGGCAAGTATGCTTGTTGAAACAGCGGCAGACGTAACACTGGTGACGGAACTACTGGAATACGTTTTTAGAGCTGCATCGGGAAGTGTAAGTACGTCTACATCTCCGATGTTATTTGTACCAGCCGGTAAAGCTGTTGAAATAGTGACAGCACCTGTGTTGCAAGCCGTAACCTTACCGTTAATTGTAGAAAGCGTACTTTCTGTTGCAGCACCGGTAGGGAGTGAAATTGTTCCAGATACGTTTGTTATATTCCACGTACCTGATTGAGTCGCAGCAACTGTGCCGTCTACGGTAATTGATCCAGCATTATCCGAAATAGGAATAGCTGATGTAAACGGATTTGCCTGACTAGCTAAAGTGACGTTAGGCAATGTCAGCACATCAACATCACCTATGTTGTTTGTGCCGGATGGCAACTGTGTGCCAATCGTTACAGAGCCAGTGTTACAAGCTGTTATCTTACCGTCTATGGATTGCAGCGTTGATTCTGTAGCTTTTGCTGCCAATGTGCTTTCAGTAGCAGCGCCTGTTGGGAGCGTAATTGTGCCGCTAATGTTGTTGATATTCCATGTGCCTGACTGCGTGACAGGGATTGCGCTTTGGTCTGAGGCAATAACAACTGGCACAGAGTTTGCCATTGTTTCCTGACCAGCAACCCCGCTTACATCGCCAAGAGCAACGGTAAGAGAGCCTGATGGGGTAACTTTTACATTAACAAATCCACCACCACCTGCCGAAGTTTCTCCTGTAATAACGGCACGACTAAGCTTTGCAAGGCTGTATTCATTCAGCGTTTCATTGATTGGAAACGCATCAGAGGTAGTACCTGCCGCCATGCAAGCAGTGTAAAGGCTTAAATCAGAGGCACCAGACGTTTTGCCAATCTCAATGGTTAACGGAAGTTCAGGATTGCGAATAGATGGATCAAGCTGACTATTTGGAATCTTTATTGCGTGAAAAACGATCCACCCGCCATCAGGCGAAAACACCTCAAAAAAAATCGAGGCAGAACCAAGCCACGCAAAACGAATGCGGTACAAGTTGCTGTACGTAAGGTTAATAGCTTCTGGCGTACCGTTACGAGTGAACTTACTGCCTACTGAACCATCAAGTGGATCACCATTCCAACTTGCTCGTGCTATGGCTGTATCAGATGCATTAGTACGTAAAGTAACGCCAAAACTGGTTCCCGTATAGCCGATAAAAAAGCCATTGTTACTGTCAAAGATACCAATGCGCTGATAACTATCAACAACGCCAGTAGTAAAGGCAGCAGTGAAGAATGCGTATTGTTCATGCGCTGGCCTATACTTACATGAGTAAACACTTACTCCTTTTGCAGAACCTGTTGCGTTTGTACCTGTGCGGTAACGTGCGTGACCGTTTGTAATCGTCGCACTTCCACCAGAAGCAGTAGTGTTAGTAATTACGTCACTATTGAACGCTGAAAAAAAGCTCAACTCAATTTCGTTGTTACGTTGCCCTGTTACCGCAACGCCTAAAACGTCCGAGTTAATATCAACTTTAATACCAGCAGCGAGGTTTGAGTTTACGTTTAAAAGCGTCGTCTCTGTCGCAAAATCAGGCGACGTAAGATCCTCGCTACCAGCACCAGCCCAATCAATGGCCACGACCTGAGTTTGCTCACCACCTTTATCAATGGTGCGTACAGGTATGTCAGGATTGACGCTAGTAGGCGCATTGGAAACGGTTACGTTGTCTGACATTACGCCTCGTCATCAATGTTACTAAGTTCAATGCTTGGGTTGCCTAAATCATCCGTTGTGATTTTGCCTACTCGTCTGCTGGACTTAGGAATGATGTTGTTAATAACGATAGGATTCTTTTCGCCGCTAGACTCTAACGGTTTTGCAGAAAAAGCTTCCATCGACATACGTAACCGCTCAAGCTGCGTCTCTGACGACAAACGCCTTTCTTCCATAAGCTTTTCAGACTCAGAAAGACGTATACGCATATTCTCAAGCTCAAGCTTTTGAATGTCTAGGATCTGCGCCATGCGGTTTGTCTCTTGCTGAATGGCTTGCTTGTTAGCGTCACTTGCTGCCATTGCTTGGACTTTAAGGTTATCAACCTGCACCGCTTGTGCTTTTACCTGTACCTCTTGTTGCTTGATCACAAGCTCTTGCTGCTTCACGTATTCGTCAAACTGCTGTGATTGAATCTTTAATTGCGCCTCAAGTTGATCACGCTGCATACGAAGCTGCTGCTCTTGGTAGGTGATCATGTTCTTGTCGTGACGATCTACCATCTCCATCTGCTGAGCTTGAATGCGAGCTTGTGCTTCAATCTCCGCAATCTGCATACGACCTTGAATCTCAAGAACCTTCGGATCCGGCGGTGGAGGTTGCTTCGCAGCTTCTTCACGTGCCGCAGAGATTGACCCAACTTGCTGTAATGCTCGTGTAAAGATGCCATCAAGTTCCTTACCACCTTTAAAGCGTTTAATGACGTTTTGAAACAGCTCAATACTGAAACCAAGAAGCGGCGGGTACTGCTCAATAAGTGCTCGCATTTGGTTAAAAAACTCACCACAAGTAGACATAAGCTGTGCGCCTTCTGCCTGGTCTTGTGCTTGGTCGATAGCCATCATGGAGTCTGAGGCTATCTGAATGCGATAGTTAAACTGGTCATCATCTCGGTAGAGACGCATGATTTCATCTTCCATCCCCATAACCATCAGAGTTGGATCAACTGGTGGTGGAGCAGGAAAGTTTGGATCCATTGGTGGTGTAGGTGGCACAAGTGGCAAAAGCACCTGTGTTGCATCACCAATGTTCATGATCTTAGCTTTCTCAAACTGGCTTGTAATGATTGTCCCAAGGTTTGCAATGCCGTCAGACACAAACTTAGTGAACATGTTTTGACGCACGATAAGCCCAAGGGATGACCATGCGTTTTCGAGTCTGTTTGCAGTAGCTGTCTTGTACTCTGCGCTCGTTCCACGCAAAAGATCAGACACTTTCAGTGTTTCGTAAAGCTGAGAAAGTGCGGTTTGTCGTGCAGTTTGCAAGGTAGCAAGAGCGTTAACAAACGGCTCGATTGGCATAAACTCTATGCTGTTAGCGAGCCCACCACGAGCTTTGTACGATGGCCAGTTAATGGTTGGCACCATCTTCAGGTCGCCAATCATAAGCTGTTCAATCTGTGAGCCGATTGCAGAATCGTATGCAGCGTTAGTGCGGATTGCCTGAGTTACAGCGTGAATACGGGTAGTAAGACGCTCAATTTCTAGGATTTGGTCTTTTACGTGTGAGTAGTCAGACACTGGAATTACAGAGTCTGGATCCTGGCTTTGAGCGATAACTACGCAAGGGTAGAACTTTTCAAACTCTATTGGTGGCTCTGACTCCATAAGGAGTGACTTATCGCCAGTAGTTTGAATCCAGTACACCTTGCCTGACTCATAACACCAGATTTCATAAACCTCTGCCTTGCCTTCGTACTTAGCTCGATCACGGTTGAAATCTTTCTTTATAGCTTCTGGGAAGGAATCGTATTTGAGCTTGTTAGCAATCTCTTCGCCAAAGATGTTATTTGCTTGAGCACGAGTAAGGTAGGCTCTGCGTCCTCTCCACTCTACTTCTGACTCGTTTCGTGCGTCTGAGCAAAGGTAGTCATTGTATTGTACGACTTCGAGGATAGCTCGCTCATCATCTTTGCGTGGTACGTCAACAGGCACGATATAAGTACCGCCAGGACCAGGTTGTAGAACGTCTGTCGGTCCCTCATAAGTCTCTCCGTCAGGATCAACTAATTTGCCGTCAGGCTGTGCGAACAACACCATTTCTTGCTGCTCTGTCTCTTCCTCAAAAGTGTACCTAGACCACAGAACAGCTTGGCCGGTAAGCAAAAATTGCAGAGCTGCCGTGTAGCCTACCTGGTCAAAGTTAAACTCCATATCCATCTGGTACTGGATATTGCGCTCTAGGATTACAGCACTTGCTTCGTGCAAAACTCCACCTGAACGCTTACGGAGAGAAATTTCTGCTTTAGGTGTAGAGCTGTAGTAAGCAGGGAGAAGGGTATTAACGCAGTACCACCATACGTTTAGTCTGCGCTCGGTATCACGCATGATACCAATGTCTTTTTGAGCGTTATAAACTCGAATAGACTCTTCAGCGGCCTCAATAAACTTCTTTCTGCGCTCTGTTGCTAGGTTGATCTGACTTTTCCAGTAAGCGCCTGAAAACCGTTTAATTGTAGACTCGTCGCTCATATCTTTGGCCTATTTGCTTGCGCCCTCATCTGGGCAATATACGCTTGCAGTTTTACAATGCCTTTGTTGAACACTTCTGCTGGTTGTTCCCACTTGCTATCTATAAGTCTTGCTTTACACATATAACGTAAAGCGTCACAGCAATGGTCATCACCAGCACTATCTGCATCCTCTGGCTTCCGTTTGTCTATGGCCAAGGCGGGAAGCGTTTGTATTAAATACGGGCAGGTAGCAAAAATATATAGCAAAGGTGGCTTATTAACCAACCGTTGTCGTATCTGGGACCAGCCTGACAGTCGGTCATTGTCAGCGGCTCGAAACGGTGGATGGTTGTACTTGGCAAAAACCTGGGTCAGTTGGTCATTGATACTTGGTCCACCATCGTGTTTAAAGATAGACGGGTCTGCGTAGCCTAGTGGATTCTCTCCGACGGAAAGCGAAGCAATACGATTTGCTTGCTCGACGTTATCAACTCCTTTTCCCCATAACTCTCGGTAGATGACAATACTTCCCTTTGAGTAGGGAACTTCGTTTCCTTTGTCATCCCTTCCAGAAGATACAGCGCCCCAAACAGCGGCAAAAGGGGAACGGAAGCCCCAATCGTAACCAAGATACCGAGGCCAATGACTAGGTACGTTAAAAGGTGAAACGATATGCTTGCTGCTAAATTCAGGAAAATACGAACCTTCATGTATCTCAAAGTCTCCTTCTAGCCATGCTCTGACCAGCTCTGGCGAGCCAACCATGTGCAGTCGGTTTATATACTCAGGGTCTTTTGCAAGTAGGATCTGGTTGTCGTGTACTCGTGACGGGATGTAAATGTAGTCAAAGCTTGCACCGTTAGGCAGCATCTTTGTGAGCAACTTCATGCCTTTAGGTGCTGGCTTGATAAATAACTCTTTTAACCAGCCGTGACCTATACCACCTGGGTTGAAGGTTAAAATGACTTGCCCACCACCTTTACCTCGCAGCGCACCAAACATTTTCCAGATTGGTGAGGGGTCAGAGTAGTTACCGGCTTCCTCTATGGCGCAATGAGAGTTCTTGTTGATGAGGCCGCAATCTGATATATAATGATTAGCTTCTTCAACAGTCAGGTCCGTAACTAATTGAGTGCCAACGTATGTCATTACCATCTTTCCAAAAACAACATCCTCAGCGAGATAAAACGCCTTGCCGCTATAAGGATGCACCCACCACTCTGAACGCTCAGGGTTATGTTTTTGAATGGTGTCCGACTCATCCTCGTTCAATGTACGGGACAATTCAGCAACACCGTCTTGTAATGGAAGTTTACCTTGGCCGTTTTCTACAGCCTGGAGAGAATGTTCATCACATAAACCACGACAAAACTGACAATCGCATTGAAAATTTGCAGTTGTTTGCGTCTTGGTCGGAACATTTGAAGGAGCATCACAAAGCATGGAGAGCGAACTCAGAACTGGTTGAAAAAGTGCGTCAAGCTGCTCAAAACCCTGCCGTATCTTTTGCTTCATTAGGGATGAGTCCGACAACTGTTCGCAAGATTTGCCAGGAGCATGACATACAGTGGAAGCGGCGTGGGAAGAACGTGCGAGCTTACGAACTAACCGAACAGTCGGTGCGTGAAGCGTTACAGGGACGGACAACGAATCAAGCTGCTGCGTATTTAGGGTGTCATCCGATGACTCTGTACA